CATATGAGTTTGTCTTAAAACCTTCAGATGGAACATTTGAACAAAGAAACTCTTTAAGAATTGAATCCTCTGATAATTTTGCTAACATAACTAACAGATTTTTAAGATATGTCGAATCAGGAACTGAGTATGCAACACCAATATTAAATATAGTTGAACTTACTTCATCTACTTCAGAAGTATTTTTAGATCCAAACTTTTTAGCACCATCATATGACATAGGTGATAAAGTATTTGTAACAGATACTACAGACTTAGGTGGTAACACTATATTTAATGGTACTATAAATCCAACTACAACAGGTTTTATAGTAGCAAATTCAGGTGAAAATTTTAAAGTTGGTCAAGTATACACAATTAACTTTGGTGGTGGTGTTGGAACTTTAATTAGAATATCCAATACTAATTCATCAGGTGGTATAACAGATGTAAAGTTTCTAAATTTTGGACATGGTTATCCTAATAGAACATTCTCTGTTGTATTAGATCCAAGCAAAACTGTTTCAGAGTCTGGTGATAGTTTAGAAGATAACACAGAAGGATTTAGAGATGATGGTACAGTTACAGTTGGTAATGCAACTGCAACAACTTATGTTACACCAGTCTATGATAATCCAGCAAGATATTTTGCAGATGGAAATGTAAGTTATCTTGCATCTCAAGTTTTATCTTTTTCTACAGTTACATCAGTGCCATCTTCAGGTACATCTGGAGTTCCAGCTGGTTTTGCTTCAATACAATTTACATTAGGTGCATTAGCTAGATATCCTGGAGAGTTTACAACTAACCAAGGATTTTTATCTGAACCTGATTTCAGACTTCAAAATGATTTATTATATCAACCATTTGCTTATCAGTTAAATACTGGTGTAGATATAAATACATTTAAAGATTTAGTTTTACAATTAGTACATCCAGCAGGACAAAGGTTATTTAATAATAGAACTATTGAAAATTCTATTGACCTTAATGCTAATGTTGAGTTACTATCAAGAGCTAATGTTTCAATTGAGCTACATGATATAGTTGAAATGTTAGATCCAATTACTAAGCAAGCTAACTTGCTTCTTAGTGATTCAGTAGTAATGACACAGAATACAATACAGGGATTCCCTGTTGCTGCTGATGATGAAACTTTTGTAGTAGATAGTGGTAATTTGTTGTCTAATGTAACTTATTGTGAAATAGATTACTTTGCATTTGGACCAGCAACACCAGAAGGTAATGCTTCAGCTAATTACTACTTAGAAGAAATAACAGAAGGTCCTTCATTTACATAAGGAATTTTAATGGACGAGAAATTAAGCATAACAGGTACTTTATCAGTAAAACATTATAATGAATCTAATGTATTGATACATAGTCAAGAGATACCTAACTTAGTAGTTACTTCAGGTAAAAGCCATATAGCTTCAAGAATAAACTCTGATACACCTACTATAATGTCTCATATGGCTATTGGTGGTGATAGTACTACTCCTGTAGCAGGAGATACTACTTTAGGTGGAGAAATGGGTAGAGTAGCATTTTCTTCGGTATCAGTAGCTGCAAATACATTAACTTATGGAGCAACATTTCCTGGAGGAACAGCAACAGGTACAGTAAATGAAGCTGGTATATTTAATAATTCAGGAAACAACTCTGGTACAATGTTATGTAGAACAGTTTTTGCTGACGTTAATAAAGGTGCATCTGATGCTGTAGTTATTGCTTGGAACGTATCAGTTTCTTAAAATGACTTTTAGATTAAAAGATCCTATTCATAGAGCTCTTGCTGAAACTGTATTTGATGATTTATTCACTAAGAGATCTAATTATTATTACTTTATTGGTAAAGTAATTCCTTGGGAAACTCCAGGTTCGCCACCTGAAGTTCCTGACTCAAGATTTTATTCAGATGATCTAAGAAATAGAATAGTTAGTATAAAGAAGGTTGGAATAACAGATATATCATTTGTTATCCCAAGAAAGAACTGGGCAAGTGGAACAATATATGATCAGTTTGATGATTACTATGAAGATTATCCAGCACATTCTGGTGCAACAAGTTTAAAGACATCTAACTTTTATGTTTTAACTTCTGAGTTTAAAGTATTTAAATGTATATCAAATAATCGAAATTCAGAATCAACAGTTGAACCATCAGCAACAGATTTAACTACAACTACATTAAGTGATGGTTATGTATGGAAGTTTATGTATATTCTTCCTTTGTCATTAAGAACAAGATTCTTAACATCAGACTTTATGCCTGTACAAAAGTCAGTAAAAAATGCATTTTATTCTGATGGACAAATTGATGCTGTTACAGTATCTAATAGAGGATCAGGTTATAGTGGAAATGCAAAAGTAAGATTAACATTTGATGCACCTGGAAATATAACTTTTGGATTTAGAGGCTCTCCAGGAGCAGATGGAAATATAACACCTATTATTTCTCCTTCAATTACAAATGCAGGTAGATTTGATAAAATAATAGTAAACAATGTTGGAAATAATATACTTGCTGCTAATATAGCTATAATTGATATTGATAATGATGGATCTAATTTATTTCCAAATGTTAAAGTTGGAAACACTTTACACATAGGCACGGGTAATGCTATATTATTACCTGTTTTACAGGGTGGTAAAATGGAAAGTGTTGCCATAGCAGATCCTGGTACAGGTTACAGTTCGAATATTCAAACTACTTTAACTATAAATGGTGATGGATCAAATGCTCAACTTGCAGCATATGTTAATGATGCTGGTGAACTTGAAGATGTAATTATAGAAAACAGAGGAGAAGGTTATACATTCGTTGACATAAATGTAGTAAGTACCACAGGTTCAGGTGCTGTTGCAAATGTAGATTTATCATCTGGTGATTTAGATACATTACAAAGCACTGTAGAACTTTCTGCTGTCAATGGAGGAATACATAATTTTAGAATTAACTCAGGTGGATCAAATTATTCAAACACTGCTAATATTACTATTGAAGTAGCTGGTGATGGAGTTGATTTTGCTGGTAATGTTATATTAGATGATAATAATAATACAGTAAAAAATATTGTTGTAGTTAATCCAGGAACAGGTTATACTTTTGCAAATGTACAAATTAAAGATTCAGCAAACGTAGGATCTAATGCAAATGTTTCAGCTATTTTTTCACCTCAAGGAGGACATGGTTTTGATGCTGTATCAGAATTATTTGGAGAAACATTGACGTTGTTTTCAACTATCAACAATGAAAAAATACACAATACAAACGTAGATAATGATTTTAGACAGTTTGGAATTATTAGAAATATTGAACAAAAAAATAGTAGAAGACTATTTTCTAATTCATCAGGAACACCTTGTTTTCTAGCTACCTTTAATACTGTTGAAACTTCATCTGGAGTTAATTTAACAAAAGATACTGTTTTAGATCTAAAGGGAACTGATAGACAATTTGAAGTAGTAGAAGTTATACCATCAACTAAAAAAATGGTTTTAACTTCATTAAATAATCATACATTAGTTGCAGAAGATACTTTGAATGATAGTATTACGGATAAAGACTTTACTGTTACTTCTATAGATGGTTCACCTGATATAAATAAGTTTAGTGGTGAATTGTTATATATTGATAACAGAACTGCAACAAGTTTTACAGACGAACAACTAGTTACCTTAAGAGCAATATTAAAGTTATAAACTATGCCTACTATTTTTCCTACAGCGCCACATTTCGACGATTTTGATCAAACTAAACAATTTGTAAGAATATTGTTTAGACCTGGTCGTGCTGTGCAAGCTAGAGAGCTTACACAACTTCAAACTATTATTCAATCACAAATCGAGAGATTTGGTAAAGGTATCTACAAAGATGGTTCATTTATTACACCACCAGAAACAACTTTTGATAATGTTTTTTCATTTGTTAAATTAACTGAAACTACAGGTGGAACAACATCTGATGATGTTTTACCTGGTTTAGTAGGTGAAGAAATAACAAATACAGATGGTGTTAAAGCATTGATTGTAAATCATGCAATTTCAACAACTGCTGGAGATCCACCAACGTTGTTTATAAAGTATACTGATGGAGGAACTAACAAAGCACTTTCTTTTAGCAATGGTGATACTTTAACATCAGGTTCAACTACTTTAACAGCAGCATCATCTGGTGCAGTTGGTAATGGTACTGCTTTTTCAATTGGTGAATCAATAGTTTTTGCAAAAGGTAATTTTTTATTTGTTAATAAACAAACCGAAATATTGTCCAAGTATGGTTCTGTAGATAATACACTTATTGGACTTAACATTACAGAATCAGTAGTAAATACCGATACTGATGAAAGTTTATTAGATCCAGCTACAGGAACATTTAACTTTTTTGCACCAGGAGCTGACAGATATAAAGCTAATCTTATTCTTGGAAGTAGAGAATTAGAATTTAGTTCCAATACAGATCCTAATTTTGTTGAAATTGCAAGGCTACAAGCTGGTTCTCTTATTTCATTAAAAGATAATCCACAATTTAGTGCTTTAGGTGATGCAATAGCTAGAAGAACATTTGATGAATCTGGCCATTATGTAGTTGAACCTTTTG